CCTGAGTTAACTGTTAAGATAGTAAATGCACCAGTGTTAGGAGTTGTAGATCCAATAGCTGGAGGACTTACTAGGCTCAGTGTACCACCTAAAGTTAATGAACCTGAGCTAGTAACTGTGCCTGTTAGGGTTAGGCCGTTAACAGTACCTGCACCTGATACTGATGTTACAGTACCACCAGTGGCACCTGAAACTGCGGCCCATACAAAACTTGTACCATTCCATTGTAAATAAGTACCTGTAGTCACTGGTGCTGTGACAAAACTGCTAGTATTGGCCGCTGTTTGATAATGTAATTGATTGGCTGCGCCACCTGCCAAGTTTGTAGCCGCTGTGGACAATGAAACAGCACCCCAAGAAATTAATCCTGCAGTTGTATATTTCAGATAAGTTGAATCTACTGTGGGTGCAGAGATGAATGCTGTAGTATCTGTGGCTGTGTTGTAAACTAGTCTAAGGTTTGCACCACCAGCTACGTTGGTTGCTTTACCTGCTGACGTTGCCGATACTGCATTAGTTGCGTTTCCTACAGTTAGATAGGTAGCTGTACCTGAAAAGTTTGTGGCTGTAAATGTTGGACTTGACCCGTTGGTCACATCTTGATCTAGAGTACGACTAGCTCCGCTTATAGTTAGTGTATAAGATCCATTATTAATACCAGTTCCACCATATGTTGGATTGATTATAGTGCCATTCCATGTACCTGCTCCAATAGTACCTACTGTGGTCAAACTACTTGATCCGGCTAGAGGACTAGCACCTAATGTATTGTAACTAACAGTTAATACAGCACTACCGTTAAACGTACTACCGGCTACACCACCAGTACCTGAATTGTCAAAGGTTACAATGTTGTTAGTAGTACCAGCTGATGACCCAATCGGAATCTTAACCCATTTAGTACCGTCATAAATTACGTTATCACCCACGGCAAATGTCACGTTACCGGCACCAAAGTTAACTGTACCCGATTTAGTTGTAACGAATTCAAAACCGTTTGTATTGTATGAGCTCGACGTGTTATTTAGAGTTGGGGTATTGGTGCTGGCATCCCACCCGCCTTGGAACACAATGGCTCCAGTAATGTTAGCGGCAATAACACCTGAACCGTTAATGGTAATAGTAACGCCGTCAACTTTAACACCACCTAACTGGTTAGTTGTAGCAGTGGCTAGACGAATAGTTCCGCTAGAATTTGTTAATCCCGAGTTAGCGACCGCTGGGACAATTACACCACCTAATTGAGTGGCGCTGGCAGTTGCTAATCCAATAGTTCCACTAGTGTTTGTAATTCCGCTAGTAGCTACAGCCGGAATAATTACACCACCTTTCACAGTGGTAGTTGCTGTAGGCAACACATATTGATTAGCACCACTAATAACACCGTTACCGTCTACTAAAATTGTAGTGCCATCAACTTTAACACCACCTAGTATAGTTGTTGTCGCTTTAGGTAATACGTAAGTGTTTGCTCCACTAATAACACCAGTAGACGAATTGATGGTGATGGTAGTACCATCAGGTCTAACACCACCGATTACACTGGTTGTTGCTATAGGTAAAGTGTATTGATTACTACCGCTAATAACACCTGTAGTCGGATTGATAGTAATACTTGTTCCGTCAACTTTAACTCCTCCCAGAATACTTGTAGTTGCTGTAGGTAAAGAATAGATTGGTATTGCGGCAATTGCTGAATTTAATGCTGTAGTTGTAGCGTATACAGACAAAGAAGAAGTAAGTGCATATGGTGCCAGTGCTGTTGATAAATTTGTGGCTAAGTTTGCACTGGTAATCGCATTAGTTTGAACATAAGTTTCTGTGGCTAGTTGGAAACCGCCTGGAGTTACACCGTCCATATAACGGACAGTTTTATTTGTTAAATCACTTACAATATCCCCGCTTGAATAACTCAGTCTATCTAAATCTGATGCGTCATATCCGGGTAATCTTATATGTTTCATTTTTTATCCTTAATTCACTGAACCTTTTATCACTGCAAAATTAATCACAGGAGCCTCAGCAGATACAACTGCTGAAGGTGTATATACGCTAAGACTAAATGACCCGGCAGCTACTTGTGTCACATTGACAAAATATACTCCGGTAGATGTTCTTACGCTAGTTGATACTATATCGTTAATTGTCACAGTACTATTTGTTACAATAAATGTTGTAACTTGTCCGGCAGTAGTGGTCGTGCTATACAATGTTATAGCACCTGTAGTATGGTTTATAGTTACAGTGTTAGTTCTGCTAGATGTCTGTGTAACAGTACCGCCTGCACCATTTGCGTATCCAATACCTGCTGTACCTGAACTTAGAATGGATCCGGATGATAATAAGCTGGTTAACGTCCCTAATGAGGTTAAATTGCTTGATAAAATGTTGCTGGCTAAAGTTGCACCTGAAAGGGTGCCGGCATTTGGCACAGTATTCCATGTAAATCCGGTTCCATTCCATCCTAAATATGTGTTAGCACTTCCTGGAGCAGTAATATAGTTAATGATACCTGTACCAGTTTGATATACTATTTGGTTTGCAAGTCCACCACCGAGTGTATTTGCTACCTGTGCGCTGATTGCATTTGTGGCATTTGCCGCAGTTCCTGAACAAGATACCGCAGTAGTTGCACTTGCGGCATTGCCATTTAATGATCCTAAAATTGGGTTAGTAACAGTTAGGTTAGTTAAAGTGCCTACACTAGTTAAACTTGAGCTGACGATATTTGATGGTAAAACTGTACCTGTTAACGCGGCCGCAGGAGTAGGGGTAGCATATACTGTAGGATATGACAATTGAGCCCAAGCTGTAACACCATCACCATATTTTATTTTTAACGTGTCTGTTTCTAATCCGGGTTCGCCATTTCCTAATACAGGGTTAACAGTGGTCCAATTTAGTGCAGTATCGCGTCTTATTAATATCTGTACACTCATACTAGTTCCTTATAACTAGTATTTACCGTTTTTTATTCTTTGTGATAATATTGGTAGTTAACAGATGTTAGGTTTTCTTTGTGTATAGTTGCACCATTTTTTAGGTGAAAACGGCGAGCCATTGGAGTCTGAGGACTTAATGTAACGATATTTTTAACATCTTTGTATTCGCCTAAAATCCACTCTGCGGCCTTTTTAATTAGAGCTTGTCCCGCACCTGGACTATAACTCCAGATAGTGTAAAATACCGCAGTATCTTTACTCTTGTCTAGGTTAATCAAATCTTCTTCAGTTGCCGGAATATCTTTAAGCCACTGTAAGCAAGTAGCCGCTAATATTTCGTCTCCTGCTTTAAGTATAAGGATTTCTGCGGCTTCGTTAATCCGTTGCTCAAGTGGGATGTGTGGACGAACGGGGTCGTCCTTAATTATTCTGACTAGGGGATCAGTAATATCTCTAATGTGATGAAGTTCCATGGCGTTCGCTACCTTTGATTTATATGCGTATTTATTAATTCGCCAGAAAAATGGTGTTACAACAAGATTACAGGTCGTCGCCAGGCAAGTTGTTTAGTAATTCTCTAAGCCTGCTTGACTCCACTTGTGCTTTAACTTTTGGAACTGCAATACCATCCTGTGGATTTGAAATTTCTCCAGTTGATGCATTAATTGTCTGGCGTTGCTTAATCGAATTTAATAGTGTGCTACCTGCCGATTGACTGTTGTAGTTTCCATAACCTTCTTCTTCTGCTAGATCAGTAATGCGTAGGCTATCGATATTAAATTCCAAATCAATCTTCATACCAACACCGCTCGATGAACGGGTTTTCATCAACTGAATTTGATAGCGACCACGCTCACGCATAGCACGTGACGTAAAGATACCAAACACGTTATCCGCTGTTTGAATCTTAGATAGTCCACCTGAGATATGACTGTGAACAAACTCAACTTCTTCTACAGCACCACGATTCAACTGTGCCGCAGTTACAAACACACAATTCTTTTCTACTGCCAAATTACGCAATTCTTCACTGACATACTTGTCTTTGATAAACAAGTCTGCCGGACTAATTTTCTTTGATTGTGGCATCAGCAAATCCAAATAGTCAACTAATAATACGTCGACCTTACGTCCCATTTTAATTTCATACTCTTTCAAGTAGCTTCGAATGTCGTTGGCTGTTTTGCCGCTTGGCATGTATTTTACCTGGTAAGTACCGGATTTTTTACCGATAACTTTGACCTTCATTTCGACATCATCAAGGTTCTTAAAAATTTCTCTAGTTGGCATTCCAGTTATCATTGCATCCATACGCATTGACACTAGTTCTTCACTAAGCTCTAATGTTAGGTATACTACATTGAGACCAGCAAGTGCCCAATTGATGCCTAAATTTGCTAAAAATAGTGATTTTCCTGCACCCGAACCACCTGCAAAAATATTCAACTCTCCACGGTTCATACCACCGAATAACTTGTCATCGACACTTTTCCAACCAGTGCTCACTTGGCCATTGTTGTCTTTAATTTTCATTAACCTAGCACGTGGATCTAGGAAATAATCAGTGCCCATGTCCTTAGTTAGGCCAACTTGTACAGCTTGTTTAATCTTTTCTTCAACAGGACCGTATTCACCTTTTTCAAGTAGGTCAGCACTTTCGAGGATCGCCCTCTCAAGTCCTTTGTGC